TTATGACTTACTAATCAAAATAAAGAGATCATCGACACGCTTTTCTAAACGATTGATTTGGTCTTTAATTGAAGATCCGCCGTTCGGGCGCAATTCAGCAAGATAAGATTTAATAACCCATCGAAGAGCCAATAATGTACTGGTCAGTAAGGTGCTTATCCCAACGGCAATAGCGACCCATGATTCGACAGACATTATGCAGCATTGATGCCAAGATCAGAATCTTTAGGATCTAAGGCCTTGATAAGAGGTGCGACAAGCGCTCCAAGAAGGACAGAATATTCAGGCTTAATATTACCAGCAATAGCGAGCGCAACTGTTAATCCAGATGCAGCTACAGCTCTTAAATAAGACTTTAAAGCAGCCTGTGATTTCTTTGATAGTTTCATATTTTTCCCCCTAGTAGTGGTATATCAAATGGTGTTGCATCGTGATCGCCTGACTTTGTAAAACTGATATGAATATGGTGCTCATGTTTATTGAATCCGACATATGGTCGCCAAGCCCAATTTTTCTTACTACTTGCTATCATTGAATTATGTATTACATAAGATATGCGTTTATCGGTTTTACCGCATTGTCTGATTTGGTCACTAAGATATACGCTGATCCCTTTTTGCTTAGATAACCCAACACTAATATCAATGGCTCTGACACAATATGACCCATCTGCGACATCTGGATTGTGATCTGATTTTGTGGCAGCATGACGACTATCCCCGATCCAGCCATCAGCTGATAAATCCCGATCTGGATACCAGGTATCACACTGATACCTTAACTGCTCACCAGCTTTACTCAGCCAGGGGCTTGACATCATGATCCTTGTTTGTGCAATCCCATTTACCGGCTTTAGCATTTAATATTGCTTCATTATGGCATTTAGGCCATATAAAAATATCTTCTAAAGGTAAATAAGTGTAACCAATAGCAGCAGGTTTTGATTGTGTATATTCAATCCAACCTGTTGAATCCCATGTATCGTCTGCTACAGATATATTGATAACGATATTATTTTCATCAAGAAGTGCAAAAGTTTTCATATTGCAACTCTTACAATAATTAATCCTGAGTAACCATTACCGCCACCATTAGTTCCGCTAGCTGCTGAGGCTGGCCCGCCTCCGCCACCTGAACCATAAGATGTTGCATTAGCACCTGCTTCACCAACATTATTTTTATATGTTCCACCAGCACCTGCACCTGTTCCGCCTGTTCCACCAGCAGCTTGAGTTCCTGTATCATGCTGACCGCAACCCCCACCGCCAGATGATACTATTGTCATGCCAGAAAGACTAGTGAAATTTGCAGAAGTTAAATTTGTATCAATAGTAGTTAATGTATAACCCTGGCCACCATTACCACCTTGACCAAGACTTGAAGTTGCAGTTCCATTATTGCCTACTGCTGTTGCACCGCCACCGCCACCTGCTGAACGGTGTGAAGTAACTGCTGTTGGACCTGCACCGCCTGCAAAAGTGTTATTGCCAGAAGCACTACCACCAGGATTTGGGCCTTCACCGCCACCGCCTGATCCCCCTGCTCGGCCTGCATCTGTGGCGCCCCCAGAAAATCCACCTCCACCTCCGCCCCCAAGTGCAGAAGTTAAAGATCCAAAAGTGGAAGTTCCGCCATCGCCACCTTGTCCGCCAATTCCTAAAATTGGAACCTTGCCAGTACCTTGTGCCCCTACTGTTACTGCGTAACTCGAAAGAGTAAGTGATTGTGTTGAATAAGTATTAACTGCGCCAGCCCCGCCTGCGCCACCATTTTCAGCACCCCCTCCGGCACCAGCACCTATTGTGCAAATATCTACGCTTCCAGTGCCCGTAACAATTAATGTCCCATTACCAGTAAATAAATGATATTTATATGAACCAATAGTTTTAGTTTCATTACCGCCAGATGTTGAAAAAGGAAGTACACCTGGGTTTAAAAAACCAGCAATTACATTACCAATCATTATGCAACGCCACCAACAATTAGCCAGGTATCAGTACCTGTTTTAAGACATGCTGCTGATTTATATTGTGTAACTATTGGAGATGCTGCAGTAGTACCGGCTGATAATACTGTAGTAGTTCCAGAAGTAACTGCACTAATTGTGCAAGAACCTGCACCGAGATTTAATATAGTAATACATGTACCTATCGGAAATGCTACAGAAGCATTTGTAGGAATCTTAAACGCATTAGAAGATGCGTTATTCATTGTTACCAATACTTGATATTGATCTGTTGATACAGCTGTATAAGTTGTACCGGTTTGAGTATTTGTTGTGAATGCCACAAGGCCGTTAAACATGCTTGATGTAAGCACATCACCGGTTGCCGCTGGAAATCCTGTTGCCATTTGTTACTCCTTAGTAGCTTAGTGTATTGGTACCTAGTACCCCATACAAGCTAGATTCAATTATGAATCCATCTATTATAGGCTCTAGGGTGGTAAAAGTCGTCTTCCATGAGTTCACAGATATTGAGTGTTGTACGCCAAATACCTGCAAAGTTTTAGTAAGTGTTGATGTGCCAACGGCTGCTGGCTGGGTAGTTGTAATAGTTACTGGATCAAAGAAATCTAGGTCTAGGGCTGCAATTGTGCCGGTAGTGTAGTTAGCAGTATAAAGATCAAGGGTAATCGCATCACATCTAACTGTGGTTTCAGCTCGTGAAGCAACATAGGCACGTGCATAATTTAAAGCAGTATCGGTATCTTGCATAAGTAAATCTGATTGCGTATAGCCATGAGTAAAGTATTTAGCCACACTATCTGCATTAGTAGCAGTTTGAGTAGCAAGGCCAGTAGCTGTAATAAAGGCTTTGTTAAATATCTGTGCATCGTTGAGTAACCACATAGCGTTAAAGTATGAGATACCTGTGCCGTTATCGTTAAAGACTACAGGCGTGCCAGTAACAGATTTAGTAGCAGTTAAGCGATCCTTAAAGACGGCGTTGCCAGAAGCATCCATATAAAATGCGCCATACTCACTAAGTTGTACTGTGGTACATGCTGCTAAAACTGTTCGACCAGTACCAGGATCTGCTTGCATAGTGGTCTGTCCTGCATCTATTGACCTTTGAGATGCTGGCCATGAAACTTGATTTAATAGATTGCCAATTCTAGCCCCTGATAATTGACCAGCAGATGTGCCAGATACTGTAGTGATCTGTGCGTTGTTTAATAATCTTAATCCATCTACAGCTGTAATAGTTGTATAAGTTACCTCACCAACATTCTTAGGGGTTTGTGTGTTATACCCTGTAATGTAGCCAGCAAATAAAGGATATGTAGTGCTGCCATAAGTTGCAGTAATGGCAACCTTACGCATTGGACTAAGCAAACCATAGTAAGGCCCAGTTGTATTTTGTGGGTTAAAGTCACCATTAAGATCGACAATACGCATAGATAAATTACCTGTTTGAAATTCATCGGCTAAAGCATTACGACCTCTTGTTATTTTAATTTCATTTACTTGATCTGATATATCTACAATTACACCAGCACTATCGGCAAAGACGTTAGTACCAAATACACCTGATCCAATTATCATGGCCTGAGCAAATGATGGCCCGGTGCTGAAATTAATTACTGCGTTAATTGTAGGTACAGCCATTAGAACCCTACGTCTATATAACCAGCAGGGCTTAATCCTCTGCCTTGTCGTTTTAAAGCTAATACTGCATCTTGAATACTAATTACTAAATCTTGATTAGATAATACTGAACCTTGATTATTTACAATAACCTGTGAATTATCTATAACTGTGGTACCTGTTGTGGTAGATACAGATGAAACATTTGTACCAGTTTGTGCCACATAGTCAGATGTATATTTTGTTGGGATTGTTGCCATTTTACCTGCTACATTTACGCCTGATGATGATATGTTAAGTAATGCTACAGTTGCTAAATTAGCGGCATTACTTAAAGTATTTATTGCATTAGTACTATTCATCTCAGCCAAATACTTTTTAGCCAAAGCTTCATTATTATCTAGGATTGCTAATTGAGCCTTTAAGCGTAGTTTAGTTTCATCATCGGTAGCAGCATTAAGAGCTGCAGTTAAGCCTATGCGCTCTAAGTCAAATTTATCTCTTAACGCATCTACGGCTGTTTTAGCCTTTAGTTGTGCATTCTCCTGTGTGCGTAGGGCAATAGACTCTTTAATCTTTTTCTTTTCTTGTATCTTTGCCAATTCTACACCTGCATTAGCACCTATGCCGTAAGTAAAGTTAGATTTAGGTATCTCTGACTTTAATCTATACTCACCATTTATCTTGACCATGTTGCCTGGGTTTAAGGTAGAAGCAAATCTACCAACACCACTTACTAATTTAGCAATACTGGTGGCTAAGGCATTGACCTGATCTGAGAAAGTTGTAAGAGTAGTGTCACCGCTTAATTTAGTTATTGCATCTAATAAACCTTTACCTATAATCTCTGTGGCATCTGCTGCTATAACTTTAAGTTGATCCATTTTGCCAGCATAAGTATCTAATCTAGCGGCAGCCTGACCTGCAAATTTTTGATCTAATTCAACCATGATCTTATTCATGTCACCACTTGCTAGCGTGGCTTTACTTAACCCTGCACCTAATCTAGTTAGAGCTGTAGTTTGCCCTGAGTAACCTTTAGCCAATGCTGCGCTAACCTCTTGTAAACTTTTACCAGTTGCAGCCGATACATTTAATGCAGTTGCTAAACCTTGTTGGCTTTTAGTAATTGATCCACTAGCTGTAAGCAAAGTCTGAAAGGCTGGACGTAATTCATCATCTAAGACGCCATACATCTTTTGTAAATTGGCTATGTAATATTCAACGTCTGGTGCTGAGAATGCGTACCCAGTATTCTTTAATTGAGTTTCTAAGGCTTTAGCAGCCTTTTCATCAGCTGCAAACGCTAAGACTGCTTTTTTAGCAAATGCTAATACTTGATAGCCAGCAAATACTTTACCAAATGTTTTGCCTAAACTTTTAACACTTTTATCAAATGAGGATATATCTTTTTTGCCTTTAAGTAATGCTTTGCCATTCCAAGTGGCTAAGGCTGAGGCGACTAATGATGGAGGTTTGGCCATTATGCAACCTTCTTTAATTGTCCAGCATTAAACTTATTGGCTACTGTAGTAATGGCATCTAAAACTGCACCATAGACTTTACCTTGATCCTCATACCATGCACGATAGATTGCTCGACCTCGTTGCATACCATCACCTTTTAATGGACTTAGATTTTGTGCAGATTGTATGAAATGAATACCTGCTCTTGGATTTAGGCTTTCTGAGTCAGGATCTCCACCGGGATGCTTACGACCTGCCGTCTCGAATATAGCACCAGATGCGGATCTATTGGCTATAAAATTGATCATAGAGAAACCTTGTTTATTGGCTCTAGTTGATCCTTTAGAATAATAAACACCATTACGTGCTATGTCTTGATCATAGAATGGAAATGCACGGTACTTCTGTTCAGCCGTAACATTAACTTTATTCCACCCTGATAACACTTGGTCATTAGATGGCATATAACTTTTAGCCTTATCCCTAATTGGAATCATGGCTGCTTTAATCTCTGCTTGCATTTCTTTGTTTAAGTTTTTATCTACAGCATCCATAGCTGCTATGAGTTCTTTAACGCCTGTTACGTTTACTGGCATTTTTTATCTCCTTAGCTCTATCGGATAACACCTGCACAATTGCTCGCAGCAGGTCGCTGTCCATGTTTATAAACTCTTTAGGCGCGATCCCCGTCTCTACAGATAGGCTAGCAATCGTGTATAAAAATGAGTCACGCCTTATTAGTTTTTTTCGTCATCCAATACTTCAACGGTATCTAGAGTCTCAATAAACTCTAAGCCAAAGGTAGGTACTACAACGTTTGCCCTACGTAAGCACTCATGCGCCAAGAAGTAAATCTCGGTCTGCCGTTCATGGTCACGTAGGACTTTGCTAATACCTGATCCGTATTTAATCTCGAAAGCGTACTCGACACCCGGCGTAATTCGATGCTCTGATACTTCGCCGTTAGCCCTTGTTATCTTTAGCTTTGCCATTACTACTCCTTATGCTATAGCAACAGTAATTACACTGTTACAAGTAAACGTCAAACTCTGAGTTGATATATCACCAACAGCGCCATTAATCTGATTAAGATTATTGACTAATACTGTAGTGGAATATGAAGGGTTTGTCGC